CCCGCACGTCGAGACCGTGCCCGCATGGAACGACCAGCAGCACGGCCCGGCACTGCCGATCCGCTTCCTCGACCAAGCAGCCACCCATGCCGACCAGCTCCGGATCTGACCGCCGGGGGGAAGCAGCCCAGACAGATCCGTGATCGTCCCCCACCATGAAAGTGCACAGCCTGGGCGGGTAGCCCGAGCGTCCCCGCGCCCACTACCCGTCCAGGCCGTAACACCAGCACGACACCGCCCCGAATGCGGTGCACCCGGCCCCCGCCACCGCCACTCCGGTGACGGGGGCCGACCCATGTCAGCTGACCTTCTTCCAGACCCCGCAGTTCTCCGTCGTGAACTGACCGTCGGAGGAGCGGATCGTCACCGTGATCTCCTGCGCCGAGGTGGCGAAGTTGTTGTCGATGATCTCTCCGCCCCGCGTCGTCCGCTCCCAGTAGCAGCCCTCGACAACACCCGTCGTCCGATACGTGCCCGGCGGGATCAGCGGCAGGCCACCATCCCCCGCATCAGGCTTCGACGACACCACGTAGGTACCGCCGCCGTACTCGTTTGACCGGTCCTCCTCCTCTTCCACGGCATCCGGCGGAACATCCCCCCGCAGCGCAGCCAACGCCACCTTCGACCACTTCGGACACAGGTCCGGCATCCCCGCCTTCAAAATCTCCCGCGGCGAAGCGGCCGGCTGCTCCTCCTCGTGCAGCCACTTCCCGGGATGCTGCCCCTCCCCATCCACACGGGTCATCGCGCGACAGATCCGCTTCACGTACGCCGACGGCCACGTCTTCGCATCGTCGACGAACCAGCCCTTCTCGTCGGCCAGCTTGTCCAGCCGGCCCTCCGCCGTGTCCGGGAAAGCGGTCCTCGACGGCGCAGACGGATCCCCGTCCACCGGCTCGGCGATTCGGCCGCCCCCTTCCCGTCCCCGGCCTCACTGCCGCACCCCACCAGCAACGCCGCCACGGCCACCCCAGCCGCAACAGCCCCCACACCTCGCGCAGTTCTCATGCCGGGCAGAATCCCACCCCGCCCAGGGCAGGGGGAACCAGAACGTCCGAATCGGGGATCATCCGTAACAAGGCGCGGGGCCTGATGAGTAGAGCGGGAGCCCCACCGCCATGCCATGGCCCAAGGCAAAACAAGCAGAAGTCGCAGACCGGCGCGCCCAGCTCGTCAAGCTGCGGCTTGCCGGCGTGAAGTTCGACGACCCCCGGATCCTCGCCCTCGGCTACGCCAGCCGCCAGGCCGCATCCAAGGACATGATCCGCGCCCTCGAGGAACACCGCGAAGAGGAAGCTGCCGCCGTCTCTGCTTACCGGCAGCAGGAGAACGAACGCCTCGACACCCTCCTCGAAGCCGTGTGGGAGAAGGCCACCCAACCGAGCCCCGTCTTCAACAAGGAGCGGGAGGTCGTCGGCGAGGAGATCGACGTACGGGCCGTCGAGACCGTCCTGAAGCTCATGGACCGGCGCGCCAAGCTGAACGGCCTCGACTCCCCGGTGCGCACCGAAGTCTCCGGCCCTGACGGCGGCGCTGTACCCCTTGCTGGCGGATCCCTCGCCCATCTGCACCAGCTCATGGACATAGCCGGCAACGCCACCGACCCAGACGCCCAGGAGGACGAGGGTGACCAGCAGCCCGAGTGACCTCCTCGAGGACGCGCTGCTCCAGCACTACCGCACCCTGACCATCCCACAGCGCCGTGCCATCGTCGCCCGCGCAAGCGACGAGGTCCGCCTCCGGCTCGCCTGGGTTGAGCGGCAGATGGCCATGGACCGCTCCCCGGGCGCGCTCGCCGCCGTCCTCACCGAAGGCCGGGAGAAGCAGGCCCCGCACCTCGACCTGATCGACGGGGTGTTCCAGCGCATCGCCGCAGGGGAGCGGATGCAGGTCATGCTGACGATGCCGCCACGACACGGGAAGCAGGTCGCCGACTCAGAACCGGTGCTGACCACCGAAGGATGGAAGCGGCATGGTGACCTCCGCGTAGGCGACTACGTATACGCCCCCACCGGCAAGCCAGTGCTGGTCGAATGGGTCTCGGAGCCGTCGGACGAGAAGATGCGCGTCACGTTCAGTGACGGAGAGTCGGTACTGGTCCACCCAAACCACGAATGGTCGGTGTATGACCGCAGCCCGGGCACATGGAGAACCGTCGAGACGCGATACCTGGCGACGCAGAAACTGCACTCCGGACCGCAGGGCCGCCGTGGAGGCCGCTACCGTTTCCAACTTCCGTCGGTGGAGCCGCTACAGAACCCCGACTCCGACCTCCCAATGGATCCCTACACCCTCGGGGTTTGGCTCGGTGACGGTACGACAGGCAAGGCCTCGTTCTGCGGCACGGCAGAGGACGTCGATCACATTGCGGCCCGCATCCCGTACGAGCTGGGAGCACGCTGGATTCACCCCGACACCGGCGTTCACTACCAGTACATCAAGGGCCTACGGCCCCCTCTCAGGGCAGCCGGTGTACTTGATCGGAAGCACATCCCGCAGGGCTATCTTGTTGCTTCCGAGCGCCAGCGCCGCGACCTGCTGGCCGGCCTCGTAGACACGGACGGATCGCTCGGGCGTGACGGCCGCGTCCGGTTCGTATCGGCATCCGAAGAACTTGCACGCGACGTCCGCGACCTTGCCCGGACCCTCGGCTACCGAGCAAACCTCCAATGGCGTGGCCCGGACGTACGCGAGCGGTCCATCTGGGGCGGCCACCCACTGAAGGGCGGAAGCTGCTGGGTCACGGATTGGACACCGCACGACGGGCTTCCACAAGGCACTCTCCCCCGCAAGGCGGTCAGGTACCCGGCGAAAACGAAGCGGCGTATCGGAGTCGCGAAGGTCGAATCTGCCACCCCGGAGCCAGGTCGATGCATTCAGGTCGAGGGCAGCCTCTACCTTGTCGGCCGCTCCTTGATCCCCACCCATAACAGCCAGCGTGCGTCTCGCTGGGGCCCGCTCTGGTACCTGCGCCGCAACCCCACCGCCCGCGTCATGCTCGCCTCCTACGGTGCGGACCTCGCCGACGACCACGGCCGCTGGGTTCGCGACCAGCTCCGCGAACACGGCAACACTCTCGGCGTCCGTCTCGACCCCGCCTCCCACGCGGCCAACCGGTTCGACCTCGAAACCCCGCGCGGCTCATCCGTACGCGGCGGCATGGTCACCGCCGGCGTCGGAGGCTCACTCACCGGCAAGGGATTCTCGCTCGGCATCATCGACGACCCGTTCAAGGGCTCCGACGACGCCAACAGCCCGGCGCAGCGCGAACGCGTCTGGAACTGGTACCGGTCCGTCTTTTACACCCGCCGCGCCCCCGCGGCCTCCATCGTGCTCATCAACACCCGCTGGCATGAAGACGACCTGTCCGGTCGGATCCTCGCCAACGAGCCCGAGAACTGGACCCTCATCGACCTCCCCGCCCTCGCCCTCTCCGACGACGACCCCCTCGGACGCAAGCCCGGCGACGCCCTCTGGCCCGAGCAGTACGACGCCGAAGAACTCGCCCGCACACACAAGGCCGTCGGCGAACGCGTCTGGTGGGCCCTCTACCAGCAGCAACCCCGCCCCCTTGAAGGCGGCGTCTGGCAATGGGACTGGATCACCAAGAACCGGGTGTCGCCGATCGCGTTCCGGGGCGTCGACCTGGCCCGCGTCGTCGTCGCCCTCGACCCCGCCGGAGGAGACACCCCCGGCCACGACGAGTCCGGCATCGTCGCCGCCGGCCGCGATACCGACGGCCACCTCTATGTCCTCGCCGACCGCACCGGCAAGCACTCCGCCGAAGCCCGCGGCCGCGAAACCTGCCTACTCGCCCTCGAGCTCGGAGCGGACGCGATCGTCGTCGAGACCAACTACGGCGGAGACATGGCCCGCCAGAACGTCATCCAAGCCTGGGCAGAGCTCCAGCGGCAGGGCCTCACCAAGGGACAGCCGATGCCCCGCGTCATCGACGTCACCGCGAAGAAGGGCAAGCGGCTGCGCGCCGAGCCGATCGCCCAGCTGTACGAGACCGGCCAGGTCCACCACTGCGCCGAGTTCAATCAGCTCGAGATGCAGATGGTCACCTGGATCCCAGGCATGGACTCACCAGACCGTATGGACGCCGCCGTCCACGCACTCACCGAACTGGCGGACCCGGCGGCGGCCGCACTGAAGACGGAAAAGTACACGGACAACCGTCTCGGGGGACGACGCTGAACCCGTGGCGGATGTGACCACTTAGATGCCAACTATGTGGAAGAAGCCACGCGAATCACGAGCCGTGAATGTACATTGGCGTGCGTGCACACCCTTACGCACTCGACAGTGCGTAAGAGTGGAGGAAGAGGAAAAGGAAGGCCCGAGGCGGCAGAGCCGCCCCGGGCACATGTAGGGCCCTGAGCTAGAGCCAGAGACCGATGATCAGCTGAACGAGCAGGCTGCAACCTGCTCGGACCAGCTTCGGCCTCAATCGCTTCCAGTTCGGGGCTTTCCTCTTGCGCTGCTTGCGATGCCGACCGGCCATATCACCCCCCTTCCTGCTCGAGGGCTGGCGCGGTGGCGTGTAGCCACAGCAGGAACGACCTTATGCCGCACAAGTGCTGATCGTCCGCCAGATCGCCGAATTCGCGAACGGGCCGACACCCTTGCACCGCCTGGGCGTTCGGCCTCATCGTTTCAGGGCACCCGGGGCGCCGTCTTCACATAGAAGAGTGAACCTTTCCCGGTCGGATGCCTGGGGAACGCCTGGCGCGCGGGCCCGTACCCTGATCGGTATGGCGCGGGGCCTGTAGCGGAGGATGCTTCGTGGGCCTCAAGAGCGTGGTCATCGACGCCTGGTCATGGCTGAACTTCAAGCCCCTCTTCAGCGACCCGACGCTCGGCATGCCGAACCGACGGGCCTTCCCCGAAGCGCACGCCTCCTGGGTGCCGGCCGCTGACGAGCGGCGTCTCGCCGCGTACAAGCTCCTCGCCGCCTACGACAACAACCAGGCAGGTGAGCTGGCGGAGATCCGCGACGGCGCCAGCGCCCGGGAACGCCGCGAGTTCGGTGACCCGTCGATGTTCGTCGACACGTTGGTCTCCCACGTCCTCGGCCGCGAGCAGCACATCGTCGTCCCCGGCGCCGAGCAGACCGACGCCGACGGGCAGAGCGACGCCGCGGTCGCCGAGCGCGTGCAGACGCTGCTGCGGGAGTGGGCCGAAGAGGAACTCCTGCCGATGCGGATGCTCCAGTGCGAGCGGAAGGCCGTCAGCCTCGGCGATGCCGTGTACCTCGCCTACTGGGACCCCGCCAAGCGGCGCGTACGGCTGAAGACGTACGACCCCGGCTTCTACTTCCCCGTCCTGGGAGAAGACGATGACGGCTCCGACTTCCCCGAGCGCGTACACATCGCGTGGGAGCTCCCCGAGGACAAGAAGCGCGGCCTGAAGCCGAGGCTGCGCAGGATCACATACGAGCTGGGGGAGATCCGGCCGGCCACCGCATCAGGCGTGGACAGGGAGGGGCGTGCCGTACGGGCACCGCTGCTCACCGAGCCCGCGGAGGAGGGCGGTGAGGCGTTCCCGGTCCTCGGGCAGGGAGACGACGTCGACGACACGGGGCGGATCTCCCGCCAGTACCCGTGGAACGACGAACCCTCCTTCGTCACTTGCTATCTGACGGATGCGACGTGGGAGATCGGAGACCTGCAAGCCGGCGCGGACGTCGACGACCTGCCGATGAACAAGGCCGTCTTCGCCACCAACGGCTCCGGCGAGGTCCTCGACCACCTGGACCTCCTCATCGACTTCGTGCCGGTCGTGCACCAGCCGAACACGGTGCCGCCTGCGGAGGAGCACTGGGGCCAGTCGTCCCTCGCCAAGGTCCTGCAAGTCTTCGACGAGCTCGCGGGTACGGACACCGACTCCTCGAAGGCATCCGCCACCACCGGCTCGCCCGTCATCTTCATGTCCGGCAGGTCGGCCGGTGACCCCACCACGGTGGCCGTAGGCCCCGGCACGATCCTCACCGGCGGGGAAGGTGGCCGCATGGACGTCCTCAACACGGCCCCCCAGTTGGCCGAGCTCCGTAACCACCGGGCCGACCTCGCCGACCAGGCCGCCAACGTGGTCCGTCTGCCCGCCGTCTCCCTCGGCACCATGGACCCCTCCAAGGTGCCGTCCGGGTACGCCCTCGAACTGTCCCTTGGGCCGCTGGACTCCCTCATCTCCTCCATGCGGCTCGCCCGCGCCCACAAGGACATGCTCCTGCTGCGGTTCGTGCAGCGCCTGTTCCTCGCCGGCCAGCACCCCGACTGGATAGGTATCCGGCCGATGCCCGCCAAGCTGGTGCGCGGCCCGTACACGCCGACCGACAAGGCCGCCGTCCTCGAGCAGGTCACCAACGGCGTCGGCAAGGTCTTCTCCCTCGAGACCGCGGTGCGGATGCTCACCGAGGCCGGGTTCCCCATCGAGGATGCGGAGCGGGAGATTGAACAGATCGAGTCCCGCCAGTTCGAGCAGGCCCGGTTCCTCGCCGACGCGCTCGGCAACCCCGAAGAGGTTGCGGCGTTCCTCGGCAGGCAGGCGCCCGACGAGCCCGCGGCCCCGGCTGTGCAGCTGCCGCCCGTCACCGGCGACGAGGACGAAGACGACGAGGAAGAGGCGCCGCAGGGGAGCGGGGGGAACACCCCGTGACATCTGTGCTCCAATCGATCTCAGGCGCGGGGCCTGAATACCTCTTGGGAGGAAGCGTCTCCATGCGTCGCCCCGCGCAGCACCGCCACCAGCCCGCCGCCAACACG